CGACTGCGCGATGCCGGGCTAATCACCCTGGAATTACGAACTATAGAGGCGCTAAATGGCTTGAAATGCGCCAATGTTTTATTTGTAGGCGTGGTTCCCTGCGCCATTGCTGCCATCACAAACACTACCCCCACCGATGGAGTTGATGTTGCAACCCCTGTTACGCCAGAACGTAATAGCTCCTCCCGAAGCGCCCACCCTGTTACGTCAAAACGGAACACCCCCCAACGGCGAAACGGAACAGGGGGTACGCCCAATGTTGATACAAATACAGAGATTACTACAGAGATTACTACAGAGATTACTACAGAGAATAAAACACTCTGTGCATCCGCTGACGCTCCTGCACAAAAGCGCTCTTCCAGGGATGAATATTCACCTGAATTCGAAGCAGCCTGGCAGGCATACCCAAAACGCGCAGGCGGTAACCCGAAAGCTGGAGCCTGGAAACACTGGAAGGCCCGGCTGAAAGAGGGGGTTAAACCTGAGGCCATGCTGGATGGCGTTAAGCGCTATGCGGCATTCGTACAGGCTACGGGTAATGCTGGTTCCCAATACGTCAAACAGGCCGCCACGTTCTTCGGGTCAGATCGCCATTTCGAGGAATCCTGGCAAGTGCCCACCAGCCAGCCGGGCGGCCGAGGAGGTGGTTTGCCGCTGGCAGGCTTCAGTAATCAGGACTATGGCCAGTCGAGCTGCGACTGGTAAGCGGGAGAGTGACGATGTTGAATTTGAACCAGATGGTTAAAAAAAACGAGCTTAAATCCCGTCAGGAGCAGCTCACAGAGGAACTGGCATTCGCTGCGGATGGCGTGAAGCCATTCCATTACGTGCGCTGGCAGGAGAGCGGAGAGGCCGCCAGCTGCGATACACATGGCAAATACTCGCGACGTCTTTTGACCGGCCCTGAGTTTCGCGGCATACCGGGCGCTAAACGCTCAGGCTGCCCGGAATGTATCCGCCAAGAACTGGCAGAAACTGAATCCAGCTTGCGCAGTCTGCAGGTGGCGGGGCTGCTTAACGACGCAGGTATCGCCCGTCGCTTTGAAAGCAGCGAATTCGAAAACTACCAGCCAGTAAATCCGGATGCCGCTAAAAACCTGTCTGCCTGCCAGCGCTACGCCGAAAACTGGCCGAGTGTTTTCGCGGCCGGCACAGGTCTGGTGATGACAGGAAGCTGCGGCACCGGGAAAAATCATCTTGCGGTGTCGATGGCAAAAACGATTATCCTTAACCATCTGGCCCGGGTCGAAATCACTGATGTTATGCGCCTTACCCGCGCCGTAAAAAGCACCTGGCGCAGCGACTCCAGCCATACCGGGGAAGAGGTGATAGGGCATTACGCATCGCTTGACCTGCTGATTATCGACGAGGTTGGGGTTCAGTTTGGTAGCCAGTCAGAGGCGGTGATCCTGCAGGAAATCATTAACGCCCGATACGAAAGCGTGCTGCCGACAATCCTCATCAGCAATCTGACATTCGACCAGCTGAGTGACGCGATAGGTGAACGAGCCGTTGATCGCATTACCAATGGTGGGCGTAACCGCCTGGCGTTCAACTGGGAGAGCTATCGCAGCAACACAGGGAGCAAGGCAGAATGAGTGATGTCTGGCGCAACGAAGAACTCGAAGGGGCGGTAATTGGCGCAATGTTTTTACGCGGTGCCGATCCTGAGGTGCTGGAAATTATTTCGCGCCTGCCGGATGGCGCATTTTCTGTCCGGCAGTACAGGGAGATTTATGCCGGTATCTGCCGACAGGCCAGAAACAGTGGCGTTATTGATCCGGTAATTTTGTGCGAGGCGATGCCAGAGCATGAACCGGCGATTCTTGGAGCGGGCCGGATTGCCTGGGCTAAATCGGCGCTGGTTTCCTACGTGTCAGCCCTTGAGCGGAATGCTGCTGTACGTGATGCAGAGGCAACGCTCAGCGCCGCGCTGGAAGGGATTCGCAATGCGAACAATGGCGAGGCCGCAATGGCGGCGCTTGACGTTGCTAAAGCGACAATGGCGAATATCGACGCCGGAAGCCGTGCAGTTCAGGCCGTGCACATGTCCGGGCTGCTGGAAGATATTACCACCAAAATCGAAGCGGGCAATCAGGGAAAAGAAACCGGGCGTAGTCTGCTGACGGGGATCGATGAGCTGGACGAAAAGACCGGCGGCATTGACCTCACCGACCTGGTGTTTATCGCAGCCCGGCCATCAATGGGCAAAACCGAACTGGCGCTGGATATCATCGAAAAGGTAACTGGGCAGGGGCACGGTGTCCTGCTTTTCAGCATGGAGATGGCGAGCATTCAGATCGCCGAACGCATGGTATCTGCGGCGGGCGGGATGCCTGTATCAAAACTGAAAGCGCCTGAACGTTTCAACGATGAGGAATGGGGGCGTCTCTTCGGTGGCATGGAACGGCTCGCTAACCGTGATATCTGGATTGTGGATGCCACGAACCTCACCATTGAGCAGATTTGCCAGACGGCAACCCGTTATCAACTGGCGCACCCGGAGATAGCACTGGTGGTGGTCGATTACCTCGGTCTTATCAAAATCAACAGCGCTAACCGCCATGACCTTGCTGTGGGTGAAATATCTAAAGGGCTTAAGGGACTGGCCAGGGCAAATAAAACCCCGGTAATTGCGCTCAGCCAGCTTTCGCGTGGTGTGGAGTCCAGACCAGACAAACGCCCGATGAACTCAGACATGAAAAACTCCGGCGAAATCGAAGCCGACGCGGACATCATTCTGATGCTGTACCGGGACGAGGTGTACAACCCTGAATCGCCAGCGCGGGGCATTGCTGAAATCAACGTAACCAAACAACGTAACGGCGAGCCGGGAACTATCTACCGCCGATTTTATAACGGGCATTTTTTGCCAGTCGATCAGGATCAGGCCCGGATGCTTTCTGCTCCGCAGCCAAAAGAACGATCACACCGGTATGCGAGCCGCCAGGGGAAAATATGAAACTGGAAGCATCACTAAAGCACTTTAGCCCACAAGGCCTGGCCTACACAGATTCAGCTCAATCCACCTCTCCGGACAGGATAAGCGGCACCGATATCATGGCCGCCCTGGGCTCTACCGCTTCCAGGGCAAAATTTGGGTTTTGGGTATTCCTGGGCAAAAACGGTATCAGCGCAGGCGACGAACAGAAAGCGGTTCATCAGCTCGCCAGTATAGCGCTGGAGTCCGCACCAAAGAACGTACGAAAAGCCGCGGGTGGGCAGTTGAGGCAATGCATGCTTATGCTGGCCCGCTTTGCCTTTACTGAGTATTCGCGTTCTGCGGCAACTGTGGGGGAATGCAAAACATGCCGGGGAAGTGGCACGGCAGAAGAGATAACCACCGCTCGAAAAGTGACCTGGCCGTGGGGGCCTGCCCCGTACTGGTCGAAAATGTCCCGGGCTGTTCGCCCCTCTGACTGGGAAAAATGGACGGAAGTATCCGGGATTAAGAAAGTACCCTGTGCAACCTGCGGGGGAAAAAAGGTAACCAGCGCCCGATGCCGCTGCAAAGGCATTGGTAACGTTCTCGACCGTAAGGCCACCAGCGAACGTGGTGCGCCGGTATTCAAAGAATGTGAGCGATGTGGGGGAAAGGGCTTTGCCGGGATGCCTTCAACAAACGTCCACAACGCAATCCTGAGCCTTGTCCCTGATTTGCATGTCAGGACGTGGACTCGTAACTGGAAGCCGTTCTACGACGAGCTGGTGAAGGAATGTTACGTTGCAGAAGGAAAGGCAGCGTATGAATTTGAAAAGGTGACAGGATAATTGCTGATGGCAACAAGATTTTGCATTTTTAATGCGAATAACTTGATTTTGTCCGAAGTTGTCGTATAGGCTTCTAATCATGGAAAGTAGCGTCCGCAAATAATTTATCTTCGAAACCCTGCAGTAACGATGGGGTTTTGTTTTTTTCTAAGGTATCCGACCAGGAGTCGGTTCGGTTACATAAATGATTGTGGGGCTGAAGGCTTTATTTTCTAAGTATTAGCCTTTTCTCCAATTGTGGCGGGGAGCGGAACGAGCACCTCCCATAAGGGCTGGTAATCTTTACTAATCGGTTTTGTCTCACCCTGCCAGTAAAGATTCAGTCGGTGAGATAATTCAACCGGCGTGCAATTCATGTTCAACAAGTTCATGTCGCCCCTGTGGTAGTGGGGCGTTGAGTTGACCTCGAAAATAGGGGTGCCAGGCGGTAGTTTGGAATAATCTCTGAATCTGATCGCCTCGTTTATGGATTCACACGCGAACAGAGCCTGAAAGCGTGATGGTTTTTCACGAAAGTCGGATTTTCTACGTTCTTCCAGTAACATTTCTATCATTGCATCGAATCGTTCTTCAGAGCCTGTCAGGTTAATGTTATAGTTGAAGAAATAGTTGTTAGCATGCCGGGATACTCCACCAGACAGTCTGGAACGAGCATGTGATTGCAGCGTAACAATTGGGTAATAAGGGTAAGTTAATTCAATTTTCATTCCCTCAAAGAATGCTCTATGCCTGTCCACTGTGAAAAAACTATGCCTTGCCATGCCAGATAATTCCCTTTGTTAATAATTACCTTTTGTAATCAATAATATCAGGCGGGGATGCCGACAACCATAAAAACCGTTTAGATTGAATGGTTAATTTCATTTGTGTATCATCCCGTTTCGGCCCTTTAGCTCAGTTGGATAGAGCAATTGCCTTCTAAGCAACAGGCCACTGGTTCGAATCCAGTACGGTGTACCATCCGCCACTGGCTCATCAGGAAGAGCGACAACCACGATGTTGTAGTACGAGGTTCGAGGCCCCGGTGGCGGTCCAGACAAAGCCGACTTAGCTCAGTAGGTAGAGCAACTGACTTGTAATTACCAGGTCACCCGTTCGATTCTGGTAGTCGGCACCATGCATTGTTAGCTCAGATGGATAGAGCGTTGCCCTCCGGAGGCAAAGGCCGCTGGTTCGACTCCAGCACAGTGCGTCAGGCAAGTGTAGACCTTCTGAAGGCAGGCTTACCGACGCAATAGTCCGGGCGCGAAGGACTGAAAAGCTACGCAGCCAGCGGGAAGCCAGACCCGCAACTTTGCGGCCATCGTATAATGGCTATTACCTCAGCCTTCCAAGCTGATGATGTGGGTTCGATTCCCACTGGCCGCTCCAGCATAGCTTTTCAGTCTGCGAAGAAGGGATAACCCGGAGTGACTGGAAAGCGCATTCGCATGAGCACCGGGTGGTTTGATATCCTTGTTGCAACCCCGTAGCTAACCATCCAGCGCTCAGCCGAATGCAAATCTAACCCGCCACTGAGCGAGTTTTTCTCTTTCTGAGCCCTGGCTAACCGCCGGGGCTTTTTATTTCCTTCACACAGCACCCGCCCGGCGAGGTGAGAGACCATGAAAATGCCCCACAATCCCACTAACTGGCCTGACTGGCTGGAATTACTCCAGAGCTGGTGGCGCGGAGAAACGCCTTTAGGTGCCGTGCTGATGGCGTTCATTATGGCCGTCCTTCGAATTGCCTATACCGGCGGCGGCTGGAAAAAAATGCTCCTTGAAGGGTTACTTTGCGGCGCACTGACCCTGACGGTGGCCTCGGGTCTGGAATACATGGCATGGCCCAAATCTGTTTCTGTCGCTATCGGCGGTGGCATTGGTTTTATTGGCGTGGAGCAGTTCAGAAAGTTTGTACTGAACGTGATTAATACCCGTTTCGGAGGCGGCAATGCAGCAAAATAGCCCTCGCGGTGTTCGCAACAACAACCCGGGTAACATTCGCCGGGGTGATGACTGGAAAGGCCTGCTACCGACGGCGCAGCGAACAGACAAATCATTCTGCCAGTTTATTTCACCGGAATACGGCATCAGGGCGATGGTCATCATTCTGCGTAACTACCAGCGTAAGCATGGCCTCAACACGGTTTCTGGCATTATCAACCGCTGGGCACCGGCAAGTGAGAACGACACGCAGGCATACATTAACAGTGTGGCGCAGGCAACCGGCGTTTCACCCGACCAGGGCGTGGATACCCGCGACAGCCGGTTTATGATGAAGCTGGTGCAGGCCATCATTAAGCATGAGAACGGCCAGCAACCCTATGGGGTTGATGTGCTGGTGCACGCTGTCAGTCTGGCGGAATAAGCTGCTAAAAAATGTGGTCGTCTCCCGCGGGCACACAGGATTTAATTCTTCAGAATCTGAAACCACGGATGATAAATAGCAAAAACCCCGGCTGCTGCAAACAGGCGGGGTTTTCTGTTTCTACACCCTGAGCTGGCAAGGGAGAACATGTGATTGATTTTAGCAAACTGATACGGGAGATTCGAGAGATGGCCGAAAAATTACCTAACTGGAAATTTTTGCTCATCTGGACGGTACTGCTCATTCTGTCTACCGGTTACTTCATTGGTCAGATCCGGTGGTGGTGAAATGTTAAATCGAACCCAAATCATGCTGCTGGTATTCGTCGTGTGCCTGGCTGCTGGTCTTATGTGGTCAGCCAGTCATTACCGCGCAAAGTATCTGGAAGCGCAAAAACGCGCCGATGATGCCCTGCAGGAAGTCGATGGCCAGCGGCTGGTTATCGCTACACAGGCTTTCAACATGAACCGCTTTAACCAGATTGCAGAGTACACCACCCGCAACAATTCACTGATTGATGCCGGTGCTGAAAAAACGGTTATAGAATACCGGGAGATTCTTCACCGTGACAAAACCTGTGATGTACCTGTGCCTGCTGACGTTGCTGGTGGGTTGCTCGACTACACGAACCGTTTACATACCCGCGCAATGCACGCCGCTCCCGGCGTCGCTGACACAGCCCGTTCTGGCGCCGTTACCGCCGGCAGCCTGACGTATTGCCAGGCTGTGCTGTGGATCAGGCCGCTGCTGGCAGCCATCGACAAGGCGAATCACCAGCTGTCCGGGATACGGGACATTGAGAAAACCAGAGCCGCACAGTAGCGGGGAGACCTGTGGGTATACACATGGCGTTAATATCCGGCGTTTTCAAAAAACCAGATGGCACGGCCGTCGGGGGCGTCACCCTGCATTTTACGCTGACGGGCAACACCCGACACTCCTTTTATGCGCAGTCGTCTGAAGTGAAGACGGATGAAGAAGGCCGCTATTCTGTTGAGATATCAGCCGGGCACTATATCGTTAAATGTTTTTCTCCTGACCAGTCCGACAGGCTGGGGGTGATTTATGTTGAAGACGGGGCAGAAGGCTCACTCAATGATTTTCTTCTCACCTCATCCCCGGTACCGGAGCCCATCGTTGCGCAGATGCAGCAGATGTATTTTGCGGTACTGGCCCTGAGCCAGAGCCCGGCCGCTGTCTTTGCGACAGCCGCGGATGTGCCGGATGATGCGGCGGGTTACGTGCTGGTGACTGACGATGAGACAAAGGGCGTGCCCGCGCTTTATCTGTACGCGAATGGCCGGCGATACTGGCTGGCCATGATGGAGGACACACCGTGAGCAGTCGATTTC